TCGGTTCATTTCAACTCCTTACTCGTTTATTCGAGCATTAAGGGGGTTGGGGGTGGTTTGACGAGCGTTAGAACGCGCTGTCGTATTCCTGCTGCCAGAGGATTTCTTCGCGGCTGGCCTTAGCGATCTGATGCATCACCGGCGCCGCGCGGAGATTGCCGCTGCAATTGAATGTCGGCGACATGTAGCAGCGCTCGGCTCGGGCTTGCTCCTTTGCGCCGATGTGGGGCATGTACTTGCTGCGCGATTCGACCGGCTGGACTCGAATGCGCCTAAATTCGACGTTCAGCGTCAAATTCTTGCGCTTTGCCAGAATCTCGGCGCGGGTACGTTGTTCGTGTTTCTTGCTCATGATTTTCTCCTGATCGAAATTGGTGCCCGCAGCGGGAATCGCACCAAATGGCCGTCGCCATCGCGCCTTCCGGTTAAGTGCCGGTTGCTCTCTTTGAGCTATGCGGGAGTAAGTAGTACTAAGCGCCAACAACAAAGTGACGCCCAAAGTTATCTTTCGGTAAGCCGCCTAGCGAGCGGCATCCCCTATCGCTATGGCCTGATGGCCGGTCGTAGTGCCCCGTATCCAGGGGCGAGGAATTCAGTGTTCACGGAGGCGCGCTTCTCTATGCAGGGAGCTATCTACTGGTGTTTCCGGGTTCTTTAAACCGCGCCCTTTCGAACGGGGTCCAGGGATATGAATCAGGAAGGCTGCACACCCTCAATCTCACCGAGCCACCCGGCCTTACGCCGATTTACTGTGCAGGGAAAGAAGTGCGCTTTCGTGAAAACTGAAACTTGCATCGGCTCCGGCTACACCTGGCCGGGCCAGCTCCGGATGCCGATGCATCTTCCGACCTAACCAGACAGATCCTGTCTCCCTAGCTAGATCGGGCGCTCTCCTTGTTACGCGAGGAGTTGCTGTGTTCCGCACCCCGAAGGGAAATGGTTCGATGTTCTGTATCTCGTGTCCACCATGAGGACAACGGCTCGACAGATATCTCCGGTCTCCCGGCCTTACGTGTCGTGCGCTATAACAGTGAAAAAGATCGTTTGGCACAACCGGGCTGGCACTCTGGCGAGGCCCGTATTTTTCCAGGGTGTTACGGTGCTATCTACATCGCGAAGCCCGAAGGCTTGACGCTGGAGACAGTTACTACTCACACGACTCTACGAACGCGTTGTATTCGTCGTCGGTCATCTCGGTTGTATCGACCCAGCCATCAGCCAGGTACACGGTGACTTCTGCCGGATGAATCCACCTGAATTCAAATGGCGCCGGGTACACCATGAAACGGAAACCTTCTTCGATCAGGCTCATCTCTATCTCCAGTCAAACCACTTAAAACTGCGCTACCTTTGAGCGGACCCACTGGATGCGATTCTCGTTGAGGTGCATTGCGTCCGCGCCAGATTCCTCGTAGAACAGTTCTCCACCGCCAAATGGGTAGTCTCGGTTCAGTCGGTCCGCACCAAATACATCGGTTAGCCCATAAATCTCATCGTCTGCATCACCCTCGGCGACGCCGATCTCTTCCAGGTAATACTCGAAGCTGACGCACAATCCGAGGTGCCGCTCGAACGGATTGTGATTCGGCGCTCCCGCATCAACCCACTGGATCCAGTCAGAGAGAAAAGCCTTCAGGTTCTCGCTCATCGCCGTCTCACAGATCAAACGGAAGCTCGAACACGGCCATACCTTCGTCGTCGTAACCTTTGAAGATCGGTTCGTTGTTCATCTCTTCCTCCAGGGTGGTGTGGGTGACTCGATGACTGAATTATTAGTCATGCCTAACGGAAGGTCAAGCTATTTTTTAGGCATGACTAACTCTGAGGTCGAAAAAAATCCCGCTCGGTGGCGGGACTTGCTGGTTAATGCCTATGTCTCGTTACGGCCTCGACTATCAGTAACACGTGGCGGACGATCTCTGTGATTGTCTCCTCGGCGTCTTGCAGCCTTTCTTCGGTTGTTCTCTCAGATTCTGTTTTGTTGCGACGATAGACGGTCAGGTCTGCGACGTCGCTATGGTTTGTGCTTCCTTGTTGCACGCTCTTTACCCCCAAATTTTTCCAGGTCGGAAGCCAGCGCCTCTTTGGCCCCTGCCAAGGCCTCTGCTTCACTTGGGGGATTCTGCGCCTGCGTAAGAGCGCCTGCAACCTGTAATGCAGCGTTCAAATGAGCGAATAATTTCCGCGACGGCTCGCCAAGCCCGTCTACGCGTTCGACCCACAGAACGAGCTTCCGCGCTTCGTTGCTCAGAGGGGTCTTTTCCTCTGTGATCGGACCTTTGCCTTTATCTATGCCTAATATCAGCCACCATGGGTCAAGGCCAAAAACGTCGCATATTTTCAACAGATTGGGGGCTTCCAAGGTCTTGATTTTGCCGTTTAGCCACCCCGAGGAAGTCGGCACGGACACCTTGCACAGCCGGGAGAGGTCGGTTGCGTTGATGTTCTTCGCCTTGCATCGGTCGGCGAGTCGGGAGTTCCAGTTTGTCATTAGGTTAGCCTAACTTAAATTTTCTAAGGCATGCCTTGCATGTCGAATTAGTTATGCCTTATACTTAGGCATGGCTAAGAAACGTAACCCCTCGAAAAAGCGCGATCCCCTCGCCAGTGCGGTAATTGCCGAGCTGGGCGGGGTCGCGGCTACCGCCCGAATCTTTGGCGTCAAGTCCCCTTCCATTATGGGCTGGCTGGAAAAGGGGATACCCAAGGCGCGGCTTATGTATCTCGAGGTTGCTTATGCCAAGGAAATGCGCACGGCGCGCCGGATCAAGGGCAACGGAAAGATTGACGAGTTGATGACGACCGATGACACGCAACAGGACGGTGGTGGCACCTCGGATCGGAAGCTCAAACAGGATCGGGTCGCGCTGTAACGGATAGGACTGCATAGCGGTTCTTCTTTTTAAGTTATCGGAGACCGAAGTCTCCCTTTTTTTGCGCTGCACAAGAAACCCTAACCGTCCCTAAATATGCGGGGGCGTCAGGGAAACCAGGCAGAAGCGGGCCCGCAGAGCCGCTCCCACTAACGCTTAGGGCCGAGAACCAGGATGAGTAAATTGTTCTACGACGACGAACATGAAGCGCTTCAGCTCATGGTCTCGAACAGCGGAAAGACGATCAAAGAGGTCGCCCACTTTCTCTGGCCGGACATGAAACCCGATAGCGCGTATGCCAAGTTGAAGGCATGCCTCAACCCCAAGGGCGACGAACAGTTCAAGTTCGGCCAGGTGATCGCGCTCATGCGCTTCTGCAACTCCTACGAGCCGCTGGAGTACGTGTGCGACGAAACCATGCACGCGCGGCCGGCTCGCAAGGCTCCCGAAGATGACGTGGTGACTATCGCGGAAATCATCGAAGGCGCTGCCGACACGATGACCAAGGCGATGGCCCAGCTTGAGCGGCTCCAGCAGTACCAATCGACACCGATCCGGGCACGGAGGGCAGCGTGACTCCCACCGACGACCATGGCCTGACCACGAAAATGCAGTGTGATCGCCACGACTCCAAAGGCTTCACTGCTGCCGACATGCTGGACGACTGCCCGCTCTGCTTCTTTACCGCAGTCGGCCTTCTGGCGGTCTGCGTGGTTGTTGGACTGTTTGTTTTGATTGGGGTGATCTGATGCGCGGCCTGATCCTCTTCGCTTCGATCGTGTGCGGCCTGATGGCGGTCGCGTGGCTTGGCAGTGTTGTTTTGGAGGCGTTGAAATGAACTACGCCCAAAAGCTCCGAGACCCTCGCTGGCAACGCAAGCGCCTCGAGACGCTTGAGCGTGCTGGATGGAAATGCGAGTGCTGCGACTCCTCGACGAAGACGCTGCACGTCCATCATAAGCAGTACATCAAGGGCCGGGAACCGTGGGAATACGAGGACGAGAATTTCGAGGCACTTTGCGAGGACTGCCATGAAGAGGCGCACGAAAGCAAGGATCTGATTAACGAGATTCTCGCTTCTGTTCCGTCGTCCATGTGGCCCGACCTCGCCAGCTTACTCACGGGGTACATGTCACCTTTCGTCAGTGTCGAGACATTCAAGCTGGCGAAGTCTTCTCATCACGTAGGAATCGGAGGATTGGCATACGTCGCTTCATTTTTGTCGGACCAAGGCCTTGATGCGGTTCAAGCCGCAGTAGACAAAGCCGCCACAGAATCAACCAAAGGCCATTCTGGCGAATAACGTGATCGAACTACCCTCACCCATGACGCCGGCCGATTGCGATTTACGGGACTTCCCGTTCATCCCGCTTGATATCCAGCGTCTGTTCAGTTCTGAGTTTCACGCGCGTAGCAGCGATGCGGAGTTTCGCGCTGGCTTCACGCTATGGTGTAAATCGTTTCATCAAGTGCCCGCCGGCTCCCTGCCTGACGATGATATCTCGCTGACACGGCTCTCCGAGCTGGGAAGAGACGTCAAGGGATGGAAGAAGTTGCGCGAGGGCGCTCTCTACGGATGGATCAAATGCAGCGACGGGCGCTGGTATCACCCGGTAGTGGTCGAGAAGGCCTTAGAGGCATGGAACGGCAAAAAGGCTCAACGCGCGCGCACAGCCAAAGCACGAGTTCAGGCTCTGTTGACTCGTCTGTCACAAGCCAAGGACTCCTTCGATGCGGCTTCTATCGAGGCATCCATACAGACTCTGTTGGAGTCTATGTCACAACTTCTGTCACAGAACGAATTCAGGTCTGTCGAATTGTCTGTCACAGAGTCGTTGACAGAAGCCAAGAGAAAGAGAGAGGGAAAGGGAAACGGAGAGGGAAAGGGAAAACCTAGTAATACCTTTCCTGACGGAAAGGGCGCTGACGCGCCGCCCGATGCCGCCAGCATGACCAAGGACGAACTTTGGGCTGCCGGCAAATCCCTGCTGGCTCAATCCGGCATGCCTGCGAAGCAATGTGGAACTTTCGTTGGCGCGCTCGTAAAGGACTACTCCGCCGAGGTCGTGATCGACGCTGTGCGCGCTGCTGTGCTTGAACGCCCCGCAGATCCCGCCGCGTACCTCAAGGCCGCTTGTCAGCACTCCGCTGGTCAGCGCGGCCGCCCGAACAAGCAGGAAGCGCTAGAGGCGCGCAACCGAGCCATTGCTGAACGCCTCGCCCAGGAGGAATCGTGAACGCAGCAGACAAGCCAAAATTTTTCGCTCTCATGGGCGACGTGCAGGCCTTTTACGGCAAGGACTTTTCGGAGTTCGCCGGCCGTGTGTGGTGGGAGGCATTGAAGTCATACGACTATCGCGCCGTTGCCGACGCACTCAATCGTCATTGCGTGAATCCGGACACGGGTCAGTTTTCACCGAAGCCCGCCGACGTCGTGAAGATGCTCTCGGGATCGACACAGGATGCTGCGTTCGTCGCATGGTCGAAAGTTGATCGCGGTGTACGCCAGGTGGGAACGGGCCGCAGCGTCGTATTCGATGACCCTGTTATCCATCGCGTGATTTCCGACATGGGTGGCTGGTCGGAAATGGGCCGGAAGACAGAAGACGAATGGCCGTTCATTCGCAATGAGTTCGTCAATCGCTATCGCGGTTATCGGATGCGCAGCGAGATTCCCGAATATCAGCGCGTGCTGATCGGGCATTACGAGGCGTCGAACAACCAGCTTGGTTTCGAATCGGATCCACCGACACTGATTGGCGAACCCGAAGCGGCCAAAGCGGTAATGCTGGGCGGATCGGACAAGCCCCTGCTGCAGGTCACGCACTCTGGCATTGAAGGCGTCGTAGAGAAGTTGCTGATCGAGCACAGGGGTGCCGCATGACCACCGAACGCATCTGCCGTCACTGCCAGCACGCGACGACCGAACCCGGCAACGAGCAGCATTACAAGGTCGGTCTGCGCAACTGCGCCAAGTTGCCCATCCATATCTTCGTTGGTGGAAACCATACGTGCAGCAAGTGGGAGGCCAAGTAATGGGCGCACCGAACATGTCAAAGGTTGTTGCTTATCTCTCCTCGCGTCCGCGTGGCGCCTACGGCTGGCAGATAGCCGAGTACCTGGAATCCGAATTGCACAGCGCCGGACAGACGCTGGCGCGCATGCTCTCGCGCGGCAAGATCATTCAACAGGTCGAAGCGGAAACGCGTGGAGATTCGGTGTGGAGTCTGCCTGCTGACGCGTATGTCGAAACGCCTCCGGTATTCCGCGCGAAAGAGATCCTCGTTGGCTTTCAGGAGGCGGCGCGAGCTAAACAAGCGAGCACCGCGCCAACCATGAAATCCAGGGCAGACGAAATTTTGATGGGGGAGATATGAGCAAGTCGCAAAAGCCGCGCCACAAAAAGCGCGCGCCGCAGTACGTCAATCCTAACGCCTGCATGATCGCGCTCGAGCGATTCAAGGTGCTTCGCAAACCGGTGGATGACGCCTTTGCCTCCGAGTTTGATCTTGCCGCCTTGACGGCGCTTGATGCCGTGGCGCGTGGTGTCGGCACAGTCGATCAATGGGACACGCTTTCGCACTGCATCAATCAGGCGTGGTTGCTAGCGCAAGGGGGTTGCGGATCTGAAGCCAAGCCCGCACTGATCGAAGCGCAAGAGGCCATGAAGCGCATGGTGCCGGGTTACCGTGACAACGGGAAACTTCTGTTTGCCTCTGATTCCGAATTGCATGCTGTCGAGACGGCGCTGTCTCTGTGGGCAGCGCAAATCAGACTCACAACCGTTGGCGAATTTACCGCGGCGACTGAACTGGTCGAGCGCGAGTACTGGAAGCCCGAGCATCAGGAGGCAGCATGAAAGGCAAAGAGTGGACCAAAGAGGAAACGGAAATTCTCCGTAGCATGTGGGCGGCAGCCGGCACTATCAAATCAAACGCCCACCTGCTGCCCAATCGGACGTTGTACGCCATCATGGGCCGCATTGCCGAACTTGGTTTGCCGTCTCGCGGTAGTCGCAGCCGGTCCTCATACAGATGGGTCGAGGAAAGCATAACTCGTGCGCTCAACGAGAACGGCCCTCTTAACTGCCATCAGTTGTCGGCATTGACTGGCGCATCCTGGCCGAGAATCCGCCAGACCATGCGCGGTGGTCACGGTACGAAATTTCGGATCGACGGATGGTGCCGCCTAAACCGGACCGGAAACCACACGCCGGTATGGGCAATTGGCACTGGAGAGGGTGCCCCCAAACCTCCAGTCCAAACCCGCC